ATGCCAAGCTTTAACCGCCTGAGGTCGTTCCTGGCCGACTGGATACGCCCCAAGTCCGCCCCGGCTTCCCTCACTGGCAATCAATGGACAGGCACCAGCTACGTCGACTCTTTCGGCCGAAACCGTGAGCCCACGCCCAACGAGCTGATGGCCGAACTGAAGAACACTGCCTTCGCCTGCATTTCCATCAACTCCGCCGTTTGCGCCGCCTACCCGCCGCGCCTCTATGTCACGACCCCGAGCCCCGACGTCCCCCAGCCGCGCTGCCTCACACGCCCCCTCGCCAAAAAGACTGAAAACCGTCTCCGCAACCTCTCCCACCTACCCCAGTCGGTAACCAAAGCCTACACCATCGATGAAGTACTCGACCACCCATTGCTCACAATGCTCCGCAATGTCAACCCTATCCATAACTCCTTCGACCTGTGGGAACTCACCGCCCTGTATCAGGAAGTTCATGGTTCCGCCTACTGGCTCGTCCCCGACGGACCCCTTGGCGTCCCCGAAGAAATCTGGATCCTGCCCGCACAAAATGTCATCCCCAAACGCACTCCCGATAGCCGCAACATCGTCGACTACTACCAATATCGTACCGGAGCCAGGGAACAACGCTTCAGCCCACGCGAAATCGTTCACTTCCGCTATCCCAACCCCCGCGATCCCTATACCAGCGGCCTGTCCCCTCTCCGCGCCTGCTGGGAACAGCAGGCGATCTCCTCCGACTTCGCCAGCTATAAAAAGGCCCAGTTCGAGAACCGCGCCATCCCCGATGCCGTCATCTACCCCGACGAAGCCGGCATGGGGGATGAGGAACGCGACCGCCTCGAGGCCCAGTGGAATTCCAAATTTCGCCGCGGCGGCGCCGGCAAAGTACTCGTTGCCGACCAGCCCATGAAAATCAATCTCTTGTCACAATCACTCGGCGACATCGCCTTACTCGCCGATATGAAGGCAACCAAGGAAGACATCGCCAACAGCTTCCACGTGCCGATTTCCTTCTTCACCACGAACACCAACCTCGCAAATTTGTTGGCCTCCCAATCCCAACATATGTCCCTCGCGATTTCCCCTCGCCTGGTGCGCCGAGATGAAAAGATCAACGAACAACTTCTGCCGCGTTTCGATCCCACTGGCCGCCTCTTTGTCGCCAGCGAAGACCCCATTCCCGTCGATTGGGAATCCACCATTGCCCAAAAAGAACTCGACCTCAAATTCGGCGTCGTTACCATCAACGAAATCCGCTCCGAACGCGGCCTCTCCCTCGTGCCATGGGGAGATACGCCCTGGCTGCCCCTGATGTGGGCCCCCTCCGACCTGCCCGAACGACCCAAGTATACACCCCACGACGGCAACCCCCAACGCGGCCGGAACAAAAACCCCAACCGCACCAAACCCGCATCGTAACCCTCTCGCTCCGCGAGAGGAGAGCGCCTGAAAACGCAAGGACCCCACCCGATGACATCCCCCCGCAACACCACCGAAGGGCCTCTCGGATTTCCACTCACCGACCGGCAAGCATTGGCATTAGACGCCGTCTTGAAGTCTCTTCCCAAAGACGACGCCTTCAAGTACCGGCGTTGCATCGTCGCCAAGGGACCAATCGAAGGCATGACTTCTCAAGGTGAAAGATCGGACGTTTCGTGGATCACCACCGAAGACCCCGACCGCGCCGGCGACGTTGTCATCTCACGAGGAATGAATGACAGCCAATTCCGGCAGAACTCCATCGTAACCTTGCAACACAACTACGACATTCCCCCGGTTGGCAAGTCAGTATGGCGAAAGTACATGATGCAAGGCGACATCGCCGGCGTGAAGGCGAAGACAATTTACCCTGTCAAACCGGACACCTGGAAAGGCGAATGGCGGGCAGACGTTGCCTTCTCTCTCGTTCAGGCCGACCTCCTCCGTGGCAAATCCATCGGACTTCTTCCAACAAAGGTTCACGTTCCAACGACCGAGGAATCAGCTTCAAAGCGCTGGGAAAAAGTCGGCATGGTCATTGACGAATGGATTTTGCTGGAATACGCCTGTGTCTACATCCCGGCCCAGCAAAACGCCGTTCTCGAATCCGTCAGCAAAGGGCTACAAATTCCTGACGACATCCAGAAGATTCTCGGCATTGATCTAACCGCCCCGCCGATCCCGGAGCCGGAGCCCGAAGCAGACATCCCGTTTGTCACCTACTCGACACTTGTAGACAAATTCGAAAAGGCGCTGGACCAATTCGACGTTGAAACGATGCTCGAAAAGGCCGTTCAAGAATACATCGACCGCAAGCGCGGCCGAGTGTAGAAGGTTTTCCCCCGGTTGGGTGAGGAGGGAAAAGTACGAACAAAAAGGAGAAACCATGACCCAAAACGACTACCCCCGACGCCCAGCCCTGATAGATCAGATTTACAACCACCACATCAGAAAAGGAGAAACCATGAGCAAACGAGGCAAATACTGCATTCGAATAGAAGACCCGCTACGGCCGACGCCGATATGCTGCTATCTCAGCGAGCGCGGCTTTCACACATGGAATCCCGACCGTGCGGCACGATTCGGCACCGTCGAAGAGGCCCAGGATGAACTAACGTATTTCCAGCACGACAGCAAGTATCGCTGGTCCATCCAAGAGTTTAAGACCGGCAAACCCGTAAACGAGGAGAAACCATGAGCAAGAACCAAGAAGCAAAACAAAAAATCATCGCCGAAATTCTCGAAAACCCCGTCTACATGCCAAATTCGGGAATGTATGGCATGTTGAAAGACGCATTATCCAAAATGCCACTTTACAACTTGCAAAACCTTGAACTAATACTTCGCCTTCAAACTCAAAATAAGCTGGACCTGAAAAAACAACCCCGTTAAACTCTACTCTCAAAGCTGTTAGGGTCCGAGCCTGGAGATGGACACCAAGCCATCAGGGTAACAAGACCTGGAAACAGACCTACCTTTCGTTACAGCCCGCAAATCAAGGAATCCGCAATGTTTCTCAAGTTGCTCAAAGAATGGAAAGGCAAACCAGCCGGCGAAAAGATCGAAGTACCCGACGAATTTGCCGAATTGCTCATTGAACAGAAGACCGCCGAGAAAGTAACCGGCGATCCGGTACAAGACCTGATTTCCAAATCCCTTGAGTCGGCGACCTCCAAATGGGCCGATTCGATGGACAAGGTTATCAACGCCACCTTGCAAAAGGTGATGAACGCCCAATCACAAGCCAAGAAGTTCTCCGTCCCGGCCCTCTTCGGCGAGGGTGGAGACGGCGATCCCAAGAAAAACTTTGGCGATTGGCTCATCAACGTAGGTCAGTCCAAATTCGCCAATTCCGTTGACATCCGGTTAGCTGCCCATAACCGACTGGAGAAAGTCTATGGCAGCGAATACAACCCGGTCCAGAAAGCAGCCCTGGCCGAAGGTTCGGGTGCAACTGGTGGTTACATTGTACCGCCGCAGTTTTACAATCAACTCCTTGCAGTTGCCGCAGAGGACAACGCTTTTCGACAAAATGCTTTCGTACAGCCAATGGCTTCAGCTACGTTCCAATTCCCTTACCTGGACATTACAACCGTCCAGAGCGCTGGCGTATCTCCGTTCTTCGGCGGTGTGCAAGCGTACTGGACCCAGGAAGCGCAAACCAGGACCGAAACCGAGCCGCAATTCAAAATGATGGAGCTAAAGGCTCAGGAATTGTCCGGCTACTCGGTCTCCAGCAACATCCTTCTACAAGACGCCGCATTCGGCCTTGAGAAGTTCCTTTTGATGCTCTTCGGCAAGGCTGTCGGCTGGTACGAGGAATACGCCTTCTTGCAAGGCAACGGCGTTGGTAAGCCGATGGGGTGCTTAAATGCGAACGCCAGCATTGCCGTAACCCGCAACACGGCGAGCCACTTCTACTTCCAGGACATCCCCAACATGCTCAAGAGCCTGTTGCCATCGTCCTACACCCGCGCTCATTGGTGGATTTCGCCGACCGTAGTGCAAGACCTCTTGCAGCTCAAAGACGGCAACAACCGGGCCTTGTTCGTCAGCATTGATCAAGGTGCTGTGAAGCCGCCGGTTTGGAAACTCTTGAATCTGCCGGTGCACATCACCGAAAAGATTCCGGCCTTGGGTACCAAAGGCGACGTGATGTTGCTTGACCCGACGCTCTACGTCATCGGCGACCGGATGCAGCTTGAAATTGCCGCCAGCGAGCACGTGAACTTCCTCAAGAATCAAATGACCTGGCGATTCGTGGAACGAATTGACGGCCGGCCGTGGCTGGAAACCTCAATCACCCTACAAGATGGAACGAGCACCGTGAGCCCGTTCGTCATATTGAACTAACCCGAATCTCGGGCCGGCGGGCAGTAATTATTCCCCAGCACCCGCCGGACCCCTTTTACTCTGAAAGGAAAAACAATGCCTTTTGCATTGGAACAACTGACGCAGGGTTTATCGGTACTCGGCGTCTTGCATTCTCAGTCTCTTGCCGCTGGAACGGACAACAGTATCACCAACATCGACTTTTCCAGGTTTCAGCGAATCTTGTGGATTCTCGACGTTGGCGTTCTCGGCGCTTCTGCAACGGTGGACTTGAAACTCCAACACTCCGCCACATCCGGCGGAACGTATACCGACATCACCGGAACCGCCATCACGCAAATTACCACGAATAACCATGTGGTAACAATTGAACTTCGAGCGGACCAGATGCCCAGCAACGACCGGTACATCCGGCACAACTTGGTAGTCGGCGTAGCCGCCTCCCAGCTCGCCGTCATCGTACTCGGTGGTGAAGCCGAGTGGAAACCCGGCAAGTCTCAGGACATTGCCGCGGTTGCTCAGCGTCTCGTTCTGTAGTAAACGGATTTACAAGCGACGTTTTGGGGGTGGGGGCATTCCCAGGACGTGTGAACGGGAGCCCCGCCGGGGTCTATCTCCTTCCCCGGCGGGGTATTTTTGAAAGGCAACCTATGGCCGCGACACTCACTGGTGCGCTCTCCGTAACGCACATCAACAGCAACGCAACGACCGTTGTCAAAACCGGCTTTGGCATGTTGCATACAATCTGCATCAACTCCAAAGGAGCTACCGGCAACACGGCAACGGTCTACGACAACACCGCCGCATCGGGAACCATTATTGCCGTCATCGACACCACGGCCCAGGTGCAGACCTTGCTCTATGACGCCCAGGTAGCCATTGGAATTACCATTGTCACCGCCACAGGAACCGCCCCTGATATAACCGTCACCTACGCATAATGCCACTACCAGCCAAAGACCTGCGTTCCAACTATGGCACCTGGAGCATACCCACTTGCAAGCTGCCCGGCCTTGGCGTTGATATGATAACCGCCCTGCCCTTCGAGAAGTTCGACCCGTTATTCCGAGGACAGTACCTTGAAACCACCTATTTCGACACGAAAAATCAGCAGCTCCGTAAGGCGAGACTCAAGAAAGACCGTTATCTCACGATTCGAATCCGATGCTATAGCCCTCCGTATTCTCCTGGCAGCAGCCGACAAACGTCTCAAGAGTCTTACGCAATATCTGCGAAAACAGAAAGCGAAAAATTCCGCCAAGTCATCGACTCAACCTTCGCTGAACAGCTACTGGCAGATGGAATAACCACCGCCACCGCAGCGATGATTCTTCCCGCCAACCTTGTCAGCCGATTAATCGAGTTAGCTGACACCGACTTGTCCCCGTACATCACCGTTTGCTTCCAGCGCTACGCCGTCGAAGACGACAAGGACAGGCTAACGCTGGACACCGACATAACGACCGACACCGGCAAGAGTTTTCCATGCTCCGTCTTGGAGTACAAGAGCACGAAGGCGGGCGGCAATCCCCCGATCCCGATTTTCTACAAAACAATTCGCTTGTCCAAATTCCTTTGGGCCAGCAGCTTCTAAGAAAGGAACATTCAAGTGAAAGGCGTATACACCGCTCAGGCCAAGATTGGTTCACTGGCATCGGCCAAGACCGTAATGTATCTCACGGCACCGGCCACAAAGACGCTTGAGATTCTTGGCGTCACCGTCACCCAGGAAACGAACGCAACGAATTTCCAATTCTCCATCGGCATTGACAACATCTCCGCCCTTGGTACGCCCACGGCAACCACCGTAACGCCGACGCCCCATGAACTCGGCGACCAGGCCGCGACTGCCACTTGCAAGGCCAACGTAACGGCCAACGAGCCGACCTACTCAACCCGGATCACCGGCGAAGGTGCCGCCTCATTGGTTGGCTATCGGTTCGAGCCGCCGACCGAAGGCGACCGGATCTACGTACAGCCGTCAACGTCCATCGGCATTCGGATGCTGACGACGCCGTCTTCCTCAGACTTCGACATCAGGCTCACGTACAGAGAAATTGGTTAATGTTTACCCTACTGCTTCCGTTTTGGATGACGGAGGTAGACCAGGCCTTCCTCACGACCGAGCTGGCCCGCTTCCCATGCCAAGATGTTTGTCAGGAATGCCGTACTTTCCTTCGCCAACACCGCGAGCATTTGACCGCGACAAGATGGGTTTCCTTGTGGAAAGCCCCAATTGTCGAGCCAATGCTCGCGGAGGTCCGTAAAGCCGAAGAAGCCTGGAACGACCTCTACTATGCCCACTGGAAAACATCCTTCGCCTACGAACACCTTAGCGACCTAAAACTTATCATCGGTGAGTCAAATTACAAACTCGGCTTCATGCCAATCCCGATCATGCCCTGGATGCAAGACGAACCATTACCAAAGGAGAAGACCAATGGAAGAAAACTCCAACCACTGTGACGGATGCGGAGAAGAAATTCCAAAAGGAACCAACTACTACGCCGTCAACATCACCTATTTTGGAAGCAAACACTCACCCGCCTACATCTGCCTTGAATGCAGCGCAACCATAACACTTGAAGAAATCGCCAACGCCGTAACAATCCCCAATGACCAATGACCTTTCCCTATGCTCCAAATTGCAAACTCGACGTATACCGAGGGTTCAATGTCAACAACCCTCTCGGAGCTGTTCAAGGTAATCCGATCCTCAAAGATGTTCAGGGATTTTTACGCCCTTATGTTCGCAACGGTCGCTTCGGATATCGTCAATCCATCTATTACACAACACTCGTTTACGTCAACCTTGGGACAGATATTCGGGACGGCTTCAATTCCAACCTCAACACCATCAACGCCGCCCAAGCCGACACAATCGTAGTCAAGGACTATCCGATTGACGGCAAGAATACCGCTTTCCTTCCGGTGCTCTGTCAACGTGCTGGCCGCATTAACCCACTATCGTTCATCAAAGTTTACCTTGATAAGGCGGGCAATCCGGAACAGCCGATTTGCTGCCCAAATGTTCCAAACAGGCTCTACGTCCAAATCTCCGACACATTCGGAAACTGCCTTTGCATGGACGGAGCATACTTTGCAATCGACTTCACCCCCTCGACCGCGAGATGGGAAGGAACATTCAACGCCTGTGGCCAAACAGCCCGTTTTGTGTTAGCCTGTGACAATCCGCAATACGGAGTCTTCGGTTTCAACTGGTACCTGGAATGTCCCGTAGGCAACGGATTGACCGGCCCGCTCAGCTCCCACACGTTCAATAGCACCTGCCAGCCGTTCTTTTTGGAGTTCAACGAGGCCATCGGTACATCGTTCCCGCTTTGTAGTTGTTTAATCGACTCATTCTTTTTCGTGAGGATACATGTCTAATCCAACTACTGCCCGCCAACCTTGGGCCAAGCGCTGCATTCATCTTGGCGACCAAACAAACACCGTCGGCTGTCCCAAGTGCGGCCCGCATATCCGCATCTGGGTATTCCAATGCGCCGAGCACCAGCACTGCACACTGGCCCGCGATTGCACCGACGACGAAGGAACCCCGATTCAAAATTGCATGACCTGCCCTGATTACCAACCGAGGTAGCTATGGCTTCTCTGCCCATTCCTTCCAACTGCAAGGTAGACATCTACCGCACTGCCAATCCCAATGCCCCACTTCCTGCAGGAGCCGCCGCCGTTCCTCAAGTACCCGGTTACATCAAGCCGATGGTGACTAACGGCCGGTTCGGTTCCGCCACTTGGCTAAAGTGGACCCACGTTCTCATTCTTCCCCCCAATACTGACGTTCGAGATGCCTACAACACCCAATTGGACCCCAACCGCAACAACAATGCCGCTGACACGATCGTAGTCACCGACTCGACCACGCCAACCACAAAGACGCCGTATTACGTCGCGTTTGTCGAGCAGGCGTTTCGAGGTACGAATCTGAACCAGCTTCGCGTTTATCTCGACAGATTCCAGCCAAACGTCTGGCCAACGGATTCGATCTAGGGTATACTCGCTTTCGACCATTTTTTCTCCGAACCCTGACCGGACCTTATCTACCCGGTCAGGGTTTTTTTTGCGCCGATTTGGGCTGGCCTTAACCCACTCACTTTGTTGATAATCGTTTCACCGTGAAGCCCGCCGGTAGTCCGCCTGAACCTGCATCCACTTTGAGGAGCTACCACCAGCGATGCGAGTAACACGAATCGCTCAAATCCTCCTACTCACCGCCGCATTGAGCTGTCCATCCCAGCTCAGTGCGGCACCTTTACCGCCGGCTCCCTTCGGGGCGGACCAAGGGGTGTGTGAGAGTGTCATCACAAAATCTCCATTGCTCAAAGAGATTGGCTTTTGGGCCGGCGTACAGACCGGCTTTACCTGGACCGCCATTGGTTTGATAACCCTGTATTTACTGTTCCACAAGGAGAAGCAATGAATTACCCACCACAATTCTGGACGTGGTACGTAACCGTTATCATACCCCTATCCATTGCCGCATTACTCTATTTACTCACCAAAAAGAAATGAACTCCGCCCGCCTTGCCGCCATAGGTGGCATTCTGTCACTACTAATCTGGAGCATTCAATCCAATGTTGTGTCTGATACACCGAATCCGCAGGAAACTCCAAAGCATCCGCCGAAACTTCCGAGACCGCTTATTCGGCCGAGGCACGAAGCAGACCCCAAGTCTTTTGTCAACGCCCGATCCCATGACGGCGAAGAGCTTGCCGCCGACCTGCCCGGCGAGTTCCACCACAAAAACATCGGCTCTAGAATTGACGGTGCCGGCATGTGTGTATTCACAAGCATTGAGCATGCTGCTACTTGGCACGGGATCGATTCATTTATCGGTTTCCGAGACTGGTGTGCATCTAAGTATCCAGGAGGAGGCTATCCCTCCAAAGTCGACAAACTCATAAAGGCCTATTGCGATGCAAAGAAAATTCCAATTCCACCTTACAAGCAATGGGAAGGAAAAGACCCGGACGACCTCCTTTCACGGATCGACACCTCAGGCCGAATGGCCTGCGTTACTTACGGCTATAGCCCACGCTATCACGGCAGAATTTCCCACATGGTCAACTGCTGCAAATTCGGAGGAAAATACGCTGTCGTTCTCGATAACAATTTTCCCGGCGAAGACAAGTACGAATGGATGACTGAATCTGAGCTGGTCCAACGGATGAAATCAGGTTCTAATTCGGCTTGGATATTCGTATGGCTCGACCCCGCACCGCCGCCCATGCCGAAGTAAAAGGAACTCACCAATGCGAAGCAACCCCGCCGCCACCTTTTTTCTCGGGGCGCTCATCGGCATCGTTGCCGGGGGCGCCTTTATTTACCACACCGCTTACCAGGCCGGCCACGACCAGGCCGTCAAAGACCTCGTCAAGCAAGGCCTCGACAAGATCCCTTTTCCAAAGAAGTAACCCATGCACACACTCATTCTTCTTTCATCCCTCATCCCTCTTCCCTCATCGTTTGCCGGTGCCTGAGGCCCGGCTGGTTGCTCGCAGTTAGCGAGCCCGAGCTATCAATGGGTACAGACCGACGATCGGGACTCCCCGGCCTTGATGTACGGCAATCGTCAAGTGGGAGCATACCGCTACAGCACGAAGACGTATTGGATTCTCTACAGGGGAAAATGGAGTGCGGGCAATCTCCCACTTCAGCCGCCGGCTCTCAAGGAAGAGGCGCAAAAGCCAGTAGGCACGGACGCCACTGGCAAGCCGGCGTGTCATTGCTGCGAAAACTGCCGTTGCGACGAGCATTGCCAGTGTGCAGTGACGAAGCCATGCGACCCGGCTTGCTTCTGCGCTACGACGGTCGCAGACCTGCCGCTCACCGATCCCAACAACTTCGGACTGGACCGCTCAAAACTCAACGGAGGCGACGACAAGCATGTCACCAATACAGACGACACGATCCCGAATGACACAAGCCGACATACACTTGTTGTGGTTACTTCTAACGACGCGCTCGCAAAGGCCGTCATTGATACATTCAATGCAACGCCTTATGTTGCCGTATTCTCCAACCCGCGCACATACCACCCCGACCACTGGCACCTTCGCCCATTCAAGCTGAGTGAAGACACGGAATTTCAAAAGAGCAAATTCGCAATCTTTGTAGAGGAACCGCCCGATGGAACCAATCACAGCACCATACATCCCTTCTACAGCTTCGACGCCAAGACCTTTCCTACTTTGCTATCCGGTATTGGCTCGCTGCGTCAGGTCGATCCAAACTATGATCCCAACAAGAGCCGGCCTGTTAATTCAGAAAACACCCTCCAGCCGATCCATTGGTGCTGCATCGGAATTGCAGCCTTCTTGCTACTCGGTTTAAGACGCCAACCAACCCAACCCAATTAAAGGAACCCGCAACATGCTACCATTCGGAATAGAGACGGCCCAAGTTCTGATTGCCGTTACGTCATTCGTCATCGGCATCATTGCTCACCACAAGTGGCCGTTCCTCGTCCCTCTTCCCCCAGGCCCGCCGCCCGTTGTGCCGAATCCCGTCCTGCCGCCCGACATTCGCAAGCATCCGGCCATTGATGCCATGATCCAACTTCTTGTCAACGAGTTTAACATTTGGCTCAGGAGCCAATCTGGTACGCCAAACCAACCCAAGTAGAAAGGAACCCAACCATGCCAGCACCGAATCCCAACACCCCTTACCCGGTTCCACCGAACCCGACAACGCCCGACAGCAGCCCGACACCGACGCCGCCCGTACCGCCGCCGCCGGCCAACCCGCCGAACCCGTGGCCACCGGCCAACAACGCCGCACCTTCACCCACAGGAGCATTGGATTAAATGATCGGAAAATGGCGCATCAAAGTAGTCCCGCCGATTCCAAAATGGCTTCTTGAAGAAGAAGCCAAAGCCGGTGGCGGCAGAGGAGGCGGACGAGGAGGCGGGGGCCGTGGAGGTCGAGGAGGCAGCCGGGGCCGGGGCAGCAGAGGAGGCCGAGGCCGCGGTGGTGTGCGCGGAGGCAAAGGTCGTGGCCGACGCCGTTAAATCGGTCGACTGCCCGACCATGCCCGGCTACGTCGGTTGTCACAACTGCAATCTGCTATGGAATGAACTCATGGCGACAGAGCAACTTTACAACGCCCTTCGGAGCCGCGACCAACAGCGAGAAGATTTATCGCCCAACTCCGCTACCATCGAAAACGCACAAGGTGGAAAGCAATCATTCATCCGATATGCTTTCCACCTTCTGCCGCCTCAAGCAATGCTCGACGTTGCCCAGGTCTTCTACACGGGCGCGCAGAAGTACGAGGCGAACAACTGGCGCAAGATTCCGGCCGAGGAACACATCAACCATTGCTTGACGCATCTCTTTGCATACCTCGCCGGCGATAATCAAGACACTCACCTGGAAAATGCCGGAGCCCGTATTCTCATGGCTCTGGAACTCGGCAAGGAAGCAAGGTGAAATTTGGGCTGGGTATTCGTCCAACAGAACTTTGATGGCGTTACAGCGCCTGCACTTCCCGCCGGCTGGACGTTTGATACCGGATTTACGACCGCAAGTACCGTTATCTTCGGCGAATGGGCTAATTCTCTACCAAACTCTCTAAAATACAATCGCTTCGGATTCCGAGGCAACGCGACACCAACCAATCAGGACAACAATAACGGCAACATTGCTGTTTCCGGCGTTGTTTACTTTCCATCCGGCCTTATTTCACAGATGCAATGGAATCTGTTTCTAAGGGCCAACACTCGGACTCTCTCAAGCCTTGGCTACGCCTTGCAAATCGAACCCGCGGGCAGCAATCAAGACGGCGTAGGATTGGTGAAGTACAACAACGACGGCGGAACGTACATGGCCGGCGGACTGGTAGGAACAGGACAGATAGCCGCGAATACAGCCTACTACGGACAAATCGTTGCCAACGGAACAGCCCTCAAAGTCTACATTCAACGCCTTACAGATAATCAATGGTTAAACAGCTTTGGCACATGGCAAACAACCCGAATCACTGCCATTTCAACTACCGACAACTCACCCATTCTCGGCTCAGGCTACGTGGGAGCCCAGGCGTTCCAAAATCCGAACGAAATCAAGCCGATCTACATTGACGACTTTGTATCCGACTTCCAATTCCCGCCCTTCCGCTACAAACGTCGATACTTCCAGCCCGGCTACAAGAGAAGCCGGCGACCCTTTCGCGGTCGAAGACGTAGAGGAATGGTAACGACCGACGTTTGCATCTGGTATCAGACGATCGACAACAGCCAATGTGGAGCAATCCAGGCCTGCGCCCCCGATCCCGTTGACTCAGGAGCCGTCGGCAAGAAATGCCGTTACAACAATCCTGATCCCGGCACGGTCTCCATTACCGGCGTAAGCAATGCCGTCCTTATCTCAATGGAATCCGAGGAACAGATCGGACTCGCCCAATGGCCCGCCGGTCCATGGACGACGAGCCTCAACGTTAGCACCGGGAACATCAATTACACCCTCTCAAAGCTATACGTTTGCCGAATTGCCGACACATGCGGCAGCGTCGCCACCGTAGGCAGTTTGGTCAACATCAATCAAACGATGAATCCAGGCGTTTACAACTACACCATTAACGGCGTAGCAACAACTGGCAACACAAGCGACCGATGGGCACTCATTTGGGAATTTACCTACCCGATCAATCCCGGCGCTCTTGGCATCACCTTTGACCAGATCGTTTCCGTGCCGTTCTGTATCCAGATCATCGGCGTGGATCCCATAACCCGGCGCAAGCACCGTTTCTCCGACCTACGCCGGCCCAGGACCGCACAAAAAGGCCGACAGAGGCGTCAGTCCTTCGCCGCCCTCTTTCCGCCGCCGGTAACAGGAACGGCCGGCCTGGACCCGTCGCTGATGCGACGAAGAAGAAAGGGCCGCTTCCCGTCAAAGATCATCGTCAAAGCACCCCAGCGCCACGGAATGAAAGGCGACAGCGCCCCCGCGAGACTTCTTGCCATGCAAGCAACGGAGCTAACCGTCGAATACATCACCGCAAAAGAATCAACGCAAGAGTACATGACGGCAACAGCTTTGTTGGTGGATTGAGATGGACCTTTGGTACAGAAGTGGTAGGTTCAAGCCATGATTAGTGAGATAGGCCTAAGCAGTGACAACCTCGTAAGGCTCGACAGCTTGACGAATAGCTCGACGGGAGCATTCATCAACACGGCGACCGTAACGTTTACTCTCTTCGATTCCACCGGGACCGCCGTCGCCGGCGCAACGAGCGTCACCATGCCCTTTGTCGCCGGCTCGAATGGTCGCTACGAAGGCAGCATCACCAACGCCGTCAGCGCCGGCCTAACGCTCAATGCCCAATACCGAATCGACATCACCGCGACATCGGGAGCGATCCAGCTCTTTCGCCGAATCTCAGCCGTTGCAAAATTCCGAGCAGCACTGTGAAACTCACCGCCGAACAACAAAAGTTGGTCATGGAACACGAATGGATGGCATTCTGTGAAGCACGCAAACTGCATCCAACGGGAATGCAAGAAGACGCATACCAGGCGGGCATTGTTGGCTTATGCAAGGCCGCTCAATCATTCGATCCAGCCCGCGACATTACCTTCAAGACCTACTGTTTTTACTACGTCAAAGGCTACATTCAAAACTTCTACCGGCGAACCGTTCATAGCTGGGAAGTTTCAACGCCCGATCTTGATTTCTGCTACAAGGCCGTATGCGACAGGCGAACCTTCGCCGAGGATATAGGTCTCAAACTGGACCTCCACGAAGCGCTCAAACAAATACCCATCAAGTACCGGGACTCCATTGAGCGCTATTTTGGATTCAACGGCACCGAAGAGAACATGCCGGAGATAGCCAACAAAGCCGGCGTTACCCGGCAAAACATCAAACACAACATCGACAAAGGCATCAAACGCCTCAGAACAATTTTGAGAGGAGCCTATGTCCCTGCCTGATCTATGCGACCTCGACCTGGCCCGCCAGCACATACCGAACGCCGCGAACACCGACGAACCGTTAATCTCTACCATGATAACGGCCGCATCACAGGCCGTTAGGAAGTATTGCCGCCGGGACTTCAACTCGCAGACCTACGACGAAATGTACAACGGGACCGGAGACCGGCGAATGTACCTCCGCCAATACCCGATCATTTCCGTTCAATCCGTTCGCTACAGACCCGTTGTCGTTTTGAAGATCATCAACCAACTCGCGAACACGCCCATAGCCCGCGTCGCCGTGACCTCGACAGGCCTTACCCTTACCCGCGTCACAAGTGGAGTGAAGACGACCGATGGAACACCAACCTTTGCAAGCAATGTTACCATCCTATCTCTACAAAATGCTATTAACGCTCTTGGAAACTCATGGACAGCTCTTGGTGTCGGTTACGACCAGTGGCCCTCGGCTGACATGTACTGTCCAAACGGAATATCAGGTTCGTCCGGCCCTCTTCCTGACTCTGTGGGGGCTCTCACCGCGGCTGGACAGTACGCTGAACTACGAATGCACACTTACGAGCTCGCGGGTTATCAAACAGATCAGCGAAGAGGCTGGTTGCTCCGAGCAATCCCCTACACCGACCCGGAACTCATGCACCCTGAAGACCTCCGTTGGCCAACCGGAATCTCCAATTTTAGAATTCAGTACACCGCAGGATATGCCACAATACCGGAAGACGTACAAGAGGCCACGGCTGAATTAGTCGCGACATTCTTCGCCCAAAAGGGCCAGAATCTGCAGCTCCACTCCGAGACCTTGGCCGGCTCTTACTCCTATGCCGTCAGCGAGACCGGCGACATGCCGAACAGAATCAAGATGCTCTTGAAGCCATTCCGTTTCAGCAGAATGTACAACATACAAGGCTAAACCGTCGTTTTTGTCTAAATCAAAGGGAGAAAGCGAATCGCAATTGAATTTTTGGGCGTGCCTCACTCGCCAACGAACTAGCGTTAGAGCAAAAAAAGGCCCCGGTTCCAAATTGCTTTGAGGTATGAACATACCTTTTTGTGACGGGAGAGGCACAGTGGCGTGCCCGGGCCTTCGGAGTGCGGCATTAACGCAGCGCATCGTGCAAATTGTTAGTTTCCTCTCAGGATTTGCAGCGCTTCCTTGACCTCCGCACGCACGCAGGACTCGGGATCGAATTGCAGTTTTTGTAAAGCCTGCATCACCGGGCCGGTATTGGCATGCATTTGCGCCAGCCAACGCACACACGCAGCCCGGACCGTGGCTGCGCAATCCTCCTGGGCGGTTTGAATCAGAATCGGAATAATGTTCGGGTCGGCATGCCAATCCATGGCCGCCAAGATTTCCACAACAATTTCTCGCTGGGATGCGTACAGCGAATCCCGCAAAATTGCCTGCAGTTGCTGGAGGCTCGGCTCCTTGGCTGCAGCCGTTTGCGGCAAATCGCTTGCCTTTGCAGTCCCAGTGCTGTGCACTGCCACGATGATTTCAGCCTTCGGCTCATCCGCCATCTTGGCCTGGCTGTTCGAGCCGCTAATGGGAACCATGGTTTGTTGATCCTTCGTTGGCTCAACGGCTAGAATCGCCGCTGAGGGTTCCGATTGGTCGTGCACAATTGCCCTGGGCGTTTGGGCAGCTCCAACGTTGCCAGCCTGATCGGTCGCTTCCACGCGAATGAAAAATTGATCCGGCGCGTCAGCCGGCATCTTCCAGACAAATCGGCCGGTGTTTTCCAGATGGCCCGCGATCGGCATCCAGGGGCCATGCGGTTCGGTGGCATAGGCGAGGGTGATGGGGTTCGGAAGGAGATTCTTATCAAAAGCCTTCCAGAGAATCGTTAGCGAGCGCCCGCTGGAGCCTTTATGCGGCTCGATACCCATGAGGCGAACAATCGGTTTGGTTATGTCCACTTCGACCCAGACCTGAGGCCGATCACCTTCTTTGGGTTGTTTGACTGGGCTCGACGCGCTGCGAACTAACAGAGTAAATCCATACAGATCTTCATCATCTACTTCGGTAACACCAGGCGATTTGTCTTGGTCCAGGGTTTGCCATTTACTCCAGGTTCGGCCGTCGCGGGTGCACCACAGCTCGACCTCGGCGCTGGGGTCGGCATTTTTGATTTCATAATTCAGATCGATGCGTTTGCTGTTGACAAGGCGGATGTTGGACGGCGGAATCGGTTCTTTCGGTGCAGAAGGGACTGATAGCGGCGCTTGGGACACATCGTCGGGCCAGTGGGGCGCTGGCAGTGTCTGTCCCGCTGGGGCGGTAGTTACCGGATCTGCCAAAGAGATCTGGCGCTTTGAATTCAGGAGAAAATCCGGGAGCTTGTCAACGTCGGCACTTGTTGAACTGACAGAGCTCGGCAAAGCAGGTTTCTCTGGAGCAAGTGGAATTTCCGGATGACTTGGCGCTGGAGCCTCCGCTTTGGAAACAGAAGTGACTTTAGGAGTTGTTAGTGTCAGAGATGCCCAGTCTCCGTTTTGTACAGAGGAGGATTCGCGGAACGAAGAAGAGGTACCGGGAATGATCGTCTTGGCGGAAGTTTGTCGGCTAATACTGGGTTGATTGGGAGGGCTTGGGTGAGGCAGACCCGAGGCCAGAGCCGCTACAGGTGCACCTTGCCACATGGCCGGTTGATCCGCGAATGGTTTTGGCATGGCCGGTTCGATTTTCGGAGGCAACGTCAAATGGGCCAGAGCCTTGGGGCTGCTTTCACTTCCGTCAGGAGAAGTCATGACTACCGTTACTGGTTGGGAATTGAAAACCGGTTGCGGATTGGCGGT